GGCGCTGGTGGGGGCGAAGGAAACGCCGGGCGAAACGGTGGCTCAGGAGGTGGCGCAAGCGGCTGTTGCTCCGCATTTTCCGGAGGCACAGCTACATCAGGACAGGGCAATGACGGAGGGGACGGTGAGACAGGAAACGGTGACAGTGCCGGTGGTGGTGGTGCTGGAGCAGTAGGTTCAAATGGTACTTCTTCTGTGGTTGCAGGTGATGGCGGGGCTGGATTAGCGTCAAGTATCACTGGATCATCTGTGACTCGCGCTGGAGGCGGCGGTGGCGGCAGCTATGCTGGCCGTGGTGCAGGTGGTGCCGGTGGCGGCGGAGCAGGCGGCCAAAGTGGCGTGGAGCCAACAGACGGCACAGCTAACACAGGTGGCGGTGGTGGCGGTGAGGGACATCCCAACACAAGTTCGTCAGGTAACGGCGGAAGTGGTGTAGTTATAATCAGATATCAGTTCCAGGCGGCATAAAATGGCACATTTTGCAGAAATAAATGGCGACAATATTGTACTTAGAGTCTGTGTAGTTGATGACGCACATGAGGCTGATGGTGAAGCGTGGTGCCACGCCTTCTGGGGCGGTACGTGGAAACAAACTTCTTACAATAACCGTATCCGCCATAACTACGCGGGAATCGGGTTTACATACGATCCAGTTGCTGACGCTTTTTATTCACCTCAGCCGTACGCCAGCTGGGCTTTAGATGACGATTTTATATGGCAACCACCAGTTGCATATCCAGGTGTGCCCGGTGACAGAAAATATTATTGGAGCGAAGTTGACCGCGCATGGGCTGAGTACCCGAGTCCGTAGAAAATGCAAATAACTCCAGGCATGATTGTTAGCATTGGCGCGATGCTAGCAAGTGTCATCGCTTCGTTCGTCGTTGTGCGTACAAAAGTACAACAGCTTGAAGAAGAACTAAAAGCCTCACAAACCAGAATCCAAAAACTTGATTCACGCCTGGATCGAAATGATAACCAAACCGATTTAGTGAGCCAAAAAGTTGGCGTCTTGTCAGGGATGATGGACCCAAAAACTTTAGAAATACGAAACCGTGAAATAGAACGAGTAATCGTGCAGATCAAAAGCATCCGCAGCGAACTCGATAGGCTCACCCACATGCATAATGGAGTCCACCCCCCAATTAAGGAGTAAAGAAATGGATTTGTTTTATCGAATCAAAGACACTGTTACGGACTTTTTGGCGACTAACAAAAAAACCCTTATAGCCAGCGGAGCAACCTTTATTCTTGGCTGTGTGATCGGCTATAGCAGCGTTGTGTAATGTTTACTCTCATTGGCAGCGTTATTGGCTTTGCGACCTCTTTTCTGCCGCGAGTCATGGATTATTTTCAAAGCAAAGCAGACAACGCCCACGAACTCCGCATGCTGGAAGCGATGGCGGAAAACAAGCGCGAGGAGATGGCCCTGGATGCCGAGATTCGCGAAGTGGAAACGATCTACAGACATGACGCACAAATCAAAGGCGGCAAGTTTATAGATGGTCTAAGAGCAAGTGTCAGGCCTGTCATCACATACCTGTTTGTCGCGCTGTTCATTTTTGTAGAGGTTAGCGCATACCTTATTATGCTTGATCAGGGTATGTCCGCCATAGCTGCCAGCCAAATGGTTTGGTCGGCTGAAATTAATGGCCTGTTCGCCGCGATCATATCCTTCTGGTTCGGGGGTAGGGCGTTTGGCAAGAAATGACTGATACAGCGTATGCCGTAATATTGTTCTTAATTATCATTGCGTATGCGGCTGGCATGACAGCCGGTTATTTTATGTTCGGCGGAACGAAAACGCCATCTGCAGTCACGAAACCAACGCTTCGGCATAAAAGGCCAAGGTTTCGGCGGCGACGATGAAGACCAATGATGCTGGGCTGGATATTATTCGGTCGTTCGAGGGCTTGCGCCTTGAAACTTACAGGTGTTCTGCCGGAGTGCCGACGATTGGCTACGGCTCCACCTATGGACTTGATGGCAAGAAGCTAAAGATGAGTCACAGGGCCATAACACAAGACGAGGCAAAGGTGTTGCTGGCCAGAGAGGTCGGTCATGCGGAAAAGCAAGTGGCTAGATTGTTGACAGCGCCCGTGACCGTTAATCAGTTTTCAGCGCTTGTGTCTTTCACCTTTAACGTGGGCGGCGCTGCGCTGCAGGCGTCAACTCTAAGACGAAAATTTAACAAAGGTGACGTAGCCGGGGCGGCGGATGAATTTCCCAGATGGAAATTTGCAGGCGGCAGAATGCTTCGCGGACTTTTGCGAAGAAGAATGAGTGAGAGGGCATTATTTTTAAAATAGTATTTATTGCGGCGCTATGCATTTTTGCAAGTGGGTGCGTACCACTCTTGGCAGTGAGCGGGGCGAACTCAATTTACGGGTGGCAGACAGACCGCGATTTGAAAAAAAGGGTAAGTACCCTTGAGCGGATATGCCTGCCCAGTGACAAGCAGCCAGAGCGGAAGGGAAAGCTAGAAAATAAACCCTCGCCCGTTGTCGCGGCTACGCCGATTACGAAACCGTACGTACCTCGAATCTGGTCCCGAAGCTGGAGCCATCCAGCAATCAATTAGTTTTTGTACCTCGCCACACTGGTACAAATTTAAGTGCGTTTTTGGTACAATTTTTGTACCTTCTTTTTAGCGCCTCGCATGGCGTATTTTTGACTAGGTACAAATTTTGGTAAAAAAAATATAGGCACAAGCTGACATAAAATTGTACCTAACCGACACATAGTGATTCGCGCTAATGTAAAGTTATGGTGTATTTATGTGTCGGTATATGCTTATTTTGAAAAGAAAACGCAAGTTTCAAGTCTCGTCACTCCCGCCATTTTTTTCTAGCGATATCAATGGCCTAGAGGGTTTTGTACCCTCTAGGTACATTGCTAGGTACAAAAAACCGAAATATTTTGCTTGATAAGTTGACATTTTATGTCAATCTTATTGTTATTATCTGTCGTTCCTTGGAGTGACAGTACGTTTGCAACCCGTCACTCCGCCGGAGTGACAGGATGCAGAGCAAAAAATGGAGGTTTTAATGAGAAATAAAAAGCCTGTTACGTTCCACGAATCGAAGGCAGAAAACGGCAAACCAGCTTATTTTGTTAAGCTCAGTGAGTTTGGATTGAATAACGCCTACAGAAGCTCCAGCGAAAAAGCGTGGGAGCTATACCATGAAACACAACAACAGTTTGAGGCGATGAGCCTGCAGGCGGCGCAAAGCAAAATTACCTATGAACACGCTGCGGCTAGCCGGGTGGCTCAACTAAACCACGCTTTTGAAAAAGACGAAATCGAGTATGTCACCGTAGATGGTCATCGAAAGATCAATGCTATTATTTGTGCGATGACCGTAGAGTGCCCACGTAAAAATCGTTATATGCAAGTCGGCAAATTAGAGATGAACGACATTTGCAAGCAAACCGTTAAAAACATTGTGATCGAAATTGGCAAAACTAGGACACCGAAGACGGTTTATAACTATATGGGGCCGTTCAAAAGTGTCTTCGATCATGCCGTCGAAAACGATTGGTGTAAAAACAACACCCCGGCACAAATTGCTAAGGGTACGTGGAAGGAAATAATCGGCGGCAAAAAGAAAAAGAAGAAATTAGCAAAGCGCATAGCAACACCGATTATCAACGCGGTTTTTGAGTGCGTTCAAGAAAACCTAAGACTGCCTTTTGAATTTTCCATAAAAATGGGAGTTCGTTCCGGTGAGTTACGGGCGCTTCAATGGGAGCAAATTGATTTTGAAACAAAACAGGTTGTGATTACACGCGCACTCAAACGAGGAAAGGGCTGTCAAATAGTCGGTCTGCCAAAAACGGATGCTGGCCATCGAAGAATAGGCCTCACTGACGATCTTACCAGGAAACTAAAAGCGTGGCGATTGCTCTCGCCTCACTCGCGCGATACAGACCTTGTGTTCACAGGTCGCTACGGGGGAATGCTGGGTGCAAACTCACTTAACGGCTGCTACGGCTCTAAGAAAACTAACCGTAGGGCAAAAGGGCTTAAACTTGCAATTGAGACTGCAGCTAAGAAACACCCTGAGTTAAAAATTGAGGATTTCACGTGGCACGATCTGCGGCATTATTTTGCTAGCATCTTAATTTTTGATAAGAATTTTACTGTTCTAGAAATCATGCATGAGATGGGTCACGCGGAAATCCGAACAACGCTAGCTAACTATGGTCATTGGCTGGACGATCCTAAAAGAGATGAGGATTTACGCTTGAGAAAAACCGCCGCCTTGGATTAATTCTCTGCCACTAAACGCTCAACCACGGTCAAAACATCTTCGACAGTTTGGTAGTCTTTTTCTTGGTTAGCGTTGTATGGCATTTCAATATTCAGCTGCTCCTCGATTTCAAATATAACCTCTACAATTTCGAGGCTTTCAATTTCTAAATCGAGCAAAGTGCTATCCGGCGTAACTGTGTGTTCCGTTCGTGCCGAGAGAATATCTAAAACTTTCTGCCTAGCTAAATTTTCCAACTTGATCACCTATACAATGCCAATTGTTGCGCTGGGTTCTAGCGAACATTTCCACATATGGGCCGTCAAATAAGGCCTCTATTCGCTCGTAAACTTCGTCTGGCTTCCGAGAGTGTTCTCGCAGTGGCGATACGAGTAATTGGCGGACAGACTTTGACTTGCGCGGCAGAACTTTACCGCGCGTGGCCAACAAGCACATTTCAGGATTCGCGCGTGTGTAATAACCCATACCCACATGATCACGCCCGTGCCGTGTTTTTTTTATCCACGTAAACGCCACTGTTTTGTATGTGAACCCCATTTGATTAATGAGGTCTAAACCATGCTCAAGCATGGGGTCCGTCACCCATAAAAATAGTACACAATCAGGCGCTAATTTTATGTCAGATACGAGCCGAATAATTTCGTTTTGCGAAAGCGTGTTGTAATGCCGCTCTGCACTTTTTCCCATACCCCTCGGACTGTAGCAGCGAAACTGCCAGGGGGGATCACATAACAGAACTTTATTTATCGCGCTTTTCGCCTTCGTCAATTCGGCGCTGAACGTCATCAACACTCACTCCGGCAAATTGAGCAACCGCACCAACAGGTATGTAGCTACGTTTGCCACCAGCGGCGGTTACTACAGACAAATCACCCCGCCTAATTATATGGCTCAAGTTTTTTCGGCTGTTGCTGTTGTACGAGCCAAACAGCGCAAGAACGGTCTTGCGCCTGCTAAGTAACAGCGGCTTCATTGGGTGCCTACTTTTGCATATAGACCAGCACCAGCTTGCGGCGGCGCTTGCGGGTCTGGCGCTACACCTACAGCTGCAGGCGCTGGATGGTTATCATTGTTCACAAACAGATTAAAGCTAATGCAATCGGTGTAATGCCAATTGCCAGGGGAGCCACTTCGGATGCGAAGCCTGCAGTTTGGTTTGTCGCCACTGCTTTGAAGATAGTTAAGCAGCGCTTCGCGTAGACTGTTGTCAGAAATGTTTAGCCAAGCTGACGCCTGCACATGATTTTCTATGCCGATTGCATGCGTGATGCGGACTTTGCTATTGGATAACTCAGGTTTCCCAGCCATTTTTAAGCTCCCTTTCTTTTTCCGTGTAATACAAATTCACTTCGTCAAATAGTGCCTTGTCTGCTTCCAGAAGATTTTGCAGTTTGTTGCCTTGCGTGCTTGTCCATAGCTCAAGCGCCGCTAAGGTTTGCGCCTGATCGATTGCCCGTGTCTGGACGCTCACGTAGTGACTCCATTCGTTTGAAGATAGAGTCCGCTTGGGCGTTTCTATTGCGTGGCCGTTAGCCTTTGGGTTTTGCGGGGCAGGGGCAGGGCTCGTTTCTACTGTGTCAGCTGGCAAATCTTCGCCAGCATAAATATAGTGACCCAGCCCATGCAGGCCGATAGCCTTTACCATGCAGCGTTGCAAGGCCGTATTGACTGCGAAGCTATCTGGGTTCTTAATTGATTGGTTAGAGTGATTTGTAACTGGGTAAGTTTCAGTCTTGGCAAGTCCTTCTATAGTGACTGTGACTTGCACATACGCAAACCCGCTTGCGTCTACTGCATAGGGTAGTTTTGAGTGGCCGTCTGGCTGTAAGTGCCAGTGTTTTTCGTAGGTCGCGTGCGGGTATTTTTCTTTTATATGTGCCCACGCCCACGGCCAGCTTAGATAAGAAAAGTTGCCCTTCTTTCTGACATGCTCATTAACGTTTACCTTCGTCAGGTTCTCCCAAACGCTGGTCATGCTGCTTTGCTCCTCTTACGTAATTTTCGTATGCCTGCTTCTGTAGGAGCGGGTCCGTGTACCAGTGGGGCAGTCTCTCGTATCTCAAGTGCATTTGATTCCGCCACTGCCATAATTTTAGAATTTTCGTATCGGAGGTATTGTTCATATTCATCTTCTGCCATCTTCGTGCAAATTGGACATGCGTCTATGAAGGGCACTAAAAGAGATCGCCCGGTATCCAAACACACGCCGCACTCACGACTATCATCGCCAACAACGTGTACCCCAGTATGTTTATTCGGTTTCGGTAGATTGCTCGTTTTGTTCTGCGCGTAAGTTTCAATCGGTCCTCTCCCATAAATCTCTAGCGATTTGTTTTGCTTCGGGCGTTACGTCCCAGGTGAAGTGTGAAAAGTCGGGCTCTGTCATTTGGCAAAGATGATGCGGCTCACCGCCGTTTGCATATGCCGCTCGTAAATGCCGCTCACGTACCCTGCAGGCGTTTACGATCTCTTTAATTTTGTAGCGCATAAACTCTTCGCTAAGTTTCTCGCAATTGTCAGGGGTGAACACGCGAAAGCCCAGCCGGTTAGCGTATACAAGCGTGGGGAGCAAACCTGTCCCACTGTAGACGCCAGCAACTTGCATAAGGTGCGAGTGCGTGGGCTCCTTGGGTAAGCTGTTAGCGCTCCACCCGCTCTTAGCTGCGCGATTACGGCGGTCCCATTGCGTCTTTAGCTCGACCCTCTGCACGTAGTCTGGCTTTGTGAAGTAGGGCAGCTGCAGCCCATTTAACTGCGAAAAAACCTCAGTCTCTCCGGTTATATCGTTCACGCCACTTAGCGCCTCGCGTAATCCTTCAAGGGCATTACTGCTTACTATGTCGAATTGGTCTAAATAGTGGATATGTTTTTCTGTGTCCGTGCCGTCATCCCAGGTGCGCGGCTTATACTTCAGCAGCTTCGCTTTTGCCGCCGAAAGCGCATCCGCCGGGCTTTGGTCATCAAGCAAAACAGCGTCAGTAAAATCTTGAACTGTTCTGCCGCATGCCATGTTGGCGTTGTCGTCCTTATATGTGTCGATTATTTCTCGCGCTTGTTGTACGTCTAAGCTGTCTTGCGATGTTTTTATGGTGCGCCATGCGGATTCGCGGCGCTTGCGAACCCACGCCTTATCAAAGTACACCCTAGATGTTGGCCTGCTTGCGGGGTTGCTATGCCATATGTAGTTGAATTTTGTAGCCCAATCTGGTTTTAGTGATATTGCCATTATTTTCCCTCGCCCCTGGCTTGTTTAATCTGCCAAAATCAACACAATGTGTCAATAAATAGCTTTTAATTTTAGGATCGAAGAGAAAATAGACATAGTAACGCAAGTTTCGGCAAGGTTTTGCAACCATCCCAAAAGGCTTTGCGTTGTGTTTTTTATTTTTTAGGTGCCCCAACGACCACCATGTACTATGCACCAAATACACAATGTGGCGAGTCCGCATTCTGGACTCGTTGAGTCCGCTGGCCGGACTCGTTTTGTGCATCCGCGAATATACGTTTCGTTAGTTATCAAGCACTTAATATTTTGAGGGTCACAAAACCCGTCAAATTGAGTCCGCTGGCCGGACTCAATGAGTCCGCTGGCCGGACTCCGAGCGATTTTTTTTCAGTTTTTTTCTTCTTGTTCTTTCGATTGATCACTCAACTGATCGTGCAAACTAATTAGCTCCGTCATTCGCGTCGGCCCGGTCAAGCGAAATCCTGTGGCTTCACTTTTGGCGGCAACTTCGATGCAACTGTAGGCAAGTTCCAAATTTTTGTACAGATTCCAGGTTTCAGGATCGAACAGTAGACTAACTAAATTTTCAAACTGGTGGTCGAGAGCTTCCTCAGTGTAGTCATAACTATTAGGCTCTCGTTTGACAAAAAGGCCCTCCGTAACAGCGGCGTTAAAAAACTCAAAAACAGTGGTGCGGCCAATGTTATAATCGAGCGCATCTTCTATTATGGATGCGCTCGTTATCTCTTCATTTTTGCTATAACGCTTTAGACATAGCCGAGATAAAGTGAGAGACGTTGTGTTTTGTCCTGCAAAACTCATGTATTTGTTGACCGGATTATGTCGCCGCCGCTGCGCCACGCTCAAATTGTAGCTAGTGGTTGCGTGGTGCAGCCGCCACCTCAACTGTTTTAGATTAGCAAAAAGCTCGTTGCAGTCACTGTGCTTCAAGTCGGCAAAACGAGGCGCTAAATTAGCGTTTTGGACTAGCCTTCTGCGGCGGCGTGTCCTCGCTGCCTTCTGCGCCAAACCGTCTAGTATTTTTGTCTCAATTTTTTCGTCATCCATATCCATAACTCCCTAAATTTTATTTTATATTGCTAAAGTCCGTGGTTATCTCGCGAATGTTATTTAACGTTATGTTTGCTAAATCCTGACGCCAAATCGATGAGATAATGGGGCATGCCCATTTCAGCCGTGCCCCACGGACAAGGGCACCGCTAGGTAAATCTTGAGTGGTATACGTACTAGCCTTCGGCTCAGGCCACACTGTCCGCAGACGATGCTTATCCTCGTCGGTTTTAATTAAACAATAAGCACCGTAACAGTCGGGACTGACGATCCCGGTTTCAGCGTTATTTGTTTGCAGTGTCAACACATGGCGGTGTGGGTCCTGATATACTAAACATTTCCATTTATTTACGACTACACTGTCGAACGTAATGAACGGGAGCGGCTCCTCGTCTTCTAATATCTCAACCGCCTTAGTTGCGCCCGTTGGTAATGTTTCGTGTACGTATCCAAACACCTCAACTTTCGTGGGCTCAAAAAGCAACGCCCCCGCTTCTATCTGCAAAATCTCAGCATATCGAAGGGCGTCACGCATCGTAAATTCAGTTTTGCCAGTCATGTGGCGGCTAACAGTTTCGGGCTGCACGCCCAAAATCTCAGCTAATTTAATGCCAGTTATGCCAGCCTTTTTTGCAGCTGTTTTGAGCCGCTGGCCAAAATAATTATTTTTGTCTTTTTTCATAATCAGTTCAATGTGTCTGTTTGTGTGTGTTTTGTAGCGTCTTACGCTGGTTATAAGACAAATAGACACAACATGTCAACTTTACAATCAAGCCGCCTATATTATTGACATGTAAAGTCAATATTGGTAAATCTCACCAATGACTTTGAACGAATTTAGGCTATCCAAAAACTTAAGCTACAGATCACTATCACGCGCTCTAGGGTTCAATGACGCCAACTATGCGCGTCGGTGGTGCCTGGCTAAAAGCGACGGCGGGAAAATACCTAGCCATGAGCATATGATTTTGATTCAAAGCTTTACGAATGGGGCCGTCCAGCCAAACGATTTTTATCGCAGCGATGGCTGATGCCAAAATATCGCAATGCTCCTACCTATGTCGATGATATCAGGTTCGCTAGTAAGGCAGAAGCAGAGCGCTACATACAGCTGAAACAGATGCAAACAGCTGGCGAAATTCATAACCTAGAATTGCAGCCAAAATATCCCGTGGCCGTAAACGGCAACAAAATTTGTACATACGTCGCTGATTTCAGATACATCGATAAAAGCGCGGTAGGCAGGGAAGGGCAGGCGGGATGTACAATAGTCGAGGATGTAAAGGGCGTGCTTACGCCTATCTATCGACTGAAAAAGAAGCTTGTCGAGGCGGTGTATCCGGGCGTCAAAATCGAAGAAATTAAAATCACAAAAAGGCAGTACGTTAAATGAAGCCTTTTGATACTTCGGGCTTTAGCACCTGGATGCAAAAAGCCATGCCGGGTGATATCCGCGTTTATTACACGGGACACTGGTCTGCAGATTCTGACAGAATTAGATATCAAAATTACTCAGCGTGGATGGTGTTCTCCAAAGAAATCGCGGAAGCTAAAAAGCTGGCCGCTGATGGTTACGTTTTTCTCACGCAATTTCGTTTAGGCAAATCGAGGTATGAGTACCGAGCCACCAGAGCTAAAGACCAAAACCCACACCTTAGCTGGTACGCCGGCTATAAAAAAAAGAAAATTAATGATGAGTAAGGCGCGGCACATGCTTGGGCTCTGTGTTGTTTGCGGCCAAGAACATTATCGTCAAGACCATGACTGGCTGATTAACGGCTTAGGCGAAATCTTGTGCATCGGCTGCTTCAAAACTCGTTGTGAACAACATGAACTTGCGGCCAAAAGCGTACACTACAAACCGGGCAAAGACATTTGCGGCGAAAAAATTTGAGCGTACTATTGTTGTTGTTGGTGATTGGCATTCTTGTGTCGTTGTTGCGCGTGCAAACAAGTGTGTGTTTTACATGAGTTTGTATAAAGCTCTTGACAGGCTGCAGAGCGCTCGTAGAATTGAGCGAAGCGAACACGCAACAAGTTTAGCAACTAGTTTAGCGGCGCAGTTTAATCAGTCAGCCGCGCAGCTGAGATACGCACCCCAAAATAAATTTACAAAACAAGAAACAAGCCAAGCAACTAGTTTAAACAGTTTAAACCAGTTGCTAAAACGAGCTAGCAAATTTAGTAACCCCGCCTACCTAGCAGCAATCGATCAACGCAAGACTGATGAATCGCAATGGCGAATGCAGCGCATTCTAAAGCGGCTGCGCTCACAGTACGGCACAGATCGTTATAGCCAGCTGCTAAAAGCAATTTCTCAGATGGATTCCGGTGAGATCGAAAATTTTGTTCGCGCCTTGGATTCCGGCTGGTAATTCTTGCATGACGCCGCAATCCTTCGATCACCTGTCTGACGCTTTAATCCGCGCTGCTGAAACAGAGAGAGCCTTACCGGCGGCTTTGCAAAAACAAAAGCTCACGTTTTGGCCGGATCACATTAATGAGTGGCACGAATATGGCTGGCGTGACGCTACGGCCAAACTTGCTAGGCCGTCACCGGCTGATATTGATGAACTCGATTCACTTTATGTAGCTACTAGCCTGCTAGATGAAAGCGAGAGCAAGCTTGTTTGGGCTGTAGCCCATAGCGCCGCTTACCGTTCCCGTGGGCCTGCATGGCGCAAAATAGGCCGCAAGCTAGGTATCGATCCGCGCACAGTTAAAACAACATACACGCGCACAATTGAGCGATGGTTTTACCGGATTATCCACGCCAAATTGCAGCAATAAAAATCATCACGTATATGGCGTGACTTCATCCACTGCGCGGTAAATGATATCCGCATGTCTTGCATTTAACCCAACGCTGTTGCGCCAGTATTCAAAGGCTTCCTGGCTTGAATTCCATTGACCACCGTCTTTTTTGGTCAAGTCACCAAAAACCATCGGGTCTAGCGTAATATCAAAAAACGCTTCCAGCACTTTTGCAAAGTCACCTTTGTTTAAAATGCTGTCACCGGCTGGTGATGCAATTTTCCAGAGGTTGCTATACACCCTAAACCAATGATCTAGCTTTTCTGTATCTAGATTCATTAGTCGTTCCCTTCCATTCTCAAATCCGTTAAAATGTCTTCAAGGTACCATTCTGAATAATCGTTTAATATTCCTTGAACCCATTCTCCATCTTCCCCATCAATAAGTTCCCAAGCTAACTCTGCCCATGACGACTCAAAATCAATGTGAGGATTAATTGACAGCACTAGGTTGCAAGTAGCGCAGTGCATATCAAAAAAAACTTCGTCAAAAATCTTGAAACAATGTAAACCACTGCCTGATAAATATGTTGGGCGAGTTTTACCGCTTGGCGCATTTAAAAGCGACTGAAGGGTATCATAGTTTGACCATTCAAAAATTTTTGGGTCATCGATGTCATGCCCTTCTTCTATGGCCCATTGCCTAATTTTTTTATGCGCTTCTGGTACAGAGAAAGCGTCTTTTGGATATTCGCTTAAATCGCCTTCACGCCTTTGCCACACAGTTGTTAACTTAGATTTACCGAGGTGTTTTTTTATGTTGGTTGTTAATGCTTTTTCAACCTCTGACCAATCTTCGTCGTGCCCCGGCAAATAAACTTTAAAATCTTTGCCGTCGATTTTTTCAATTTTTGTTTGCATCAGTCTGCCCTCTTCGATTGTTCTTCTTGCCAATCCTCTTCCGCCGTTTTTCGAGCCCAAGCTATAATTTCATCGGCAGCCTCTTCACTGGGTGCATGTGCAAACATGCAATGCATTATCGTCGTTAATAAACCGGCATAAACTGAAGGCATGGCTTCCTCGTTTTTGCCGTCGTAAATTTTGCCTAACTGTTCCAATGCGTCAAAACCCGCTTCTTGCCCGTCTTTATATGCTTTCTCTACGTTCATTTCTCTTCCCCTTTTCGCGGCAACCAGTGAATCTCGACACGTTCGCCGGTTACGTCTGCTAGCTCCTGTAGCGTCAATCGGATAACTGTTTCGTCAAATGCGTTTGACGGCTTGTAAAGTAGCAAGCTATCGGGCGGAAATTTGCCGGTTTCTTCTGCCTGCTTTTCCAGCCGCTGCATAAACCCAGAAATTGCAGCGGCAATTTCATCAGCTATAGGGTTTTGGTTTGTGTCCTGTAGTGCCGCGTCAATAGCGGCTTGGTCGTTTTTCCAGTCCATGAGTACCTCTCCTAACTATCACGCTGCACAAAGCGCCATTCTATATGGTTGCCGTCGCTTTTCTTTTTGCCGCCGCCGTCAAGATAAATCCAATTGCCTATCTTTTCGCCGGTAAATTCTCGCTCGGCAATGCGGCGCGGCCTTCGCCGAGTTCCGCCCCACACGGTGTAGCTACCCTCGACTCTGTGCGCTTCTTGTGTTTTGCCTTTCTTGCTGCAGCTTTGCCGCTGTTCCTCTTTTTGTTTTGAGTCGAGACGATTCCAGCTGTCCACTAACTCCGCCGGATTGTAGAAGTTTACCCGGTTATACCAAGTACCGCCGCTGTGGTGCCACTCGCATGCCTTCCAAATATTTTTTTTAGCAAGCGCGAGGGCCAGCTTTTTGGTTTCTTGCCAACCGGCTAATCTTAAATCTCGCACGGTGATTTGCGAAAGAGGTTTCTTGCCAGTATTGTAGGCATGAACCGCGTTGTTGCTCATGCCTTCATAAAAATTATAGCCTACCATATCTATACCCCCCTAAACGTTAAAAAACGCATAGCAATTGGCCCAAGAACTCTGCACAAAACACATTTCCGAATCCCGTGCGTAGGCGTCATAATCTATATAGCCCTGCAAATGTTCTGGTACGCTTTCGCCAGTCTCATTAAGCCAGTGCCAAGCCCAGTCGGCGCGGTCTTTATAAACGCCGCAAAATGCTTCTAGCGCTTGTTCAATAGTTGCGTTTAAGTCAACGTTGTCACGGTATGCCGCAACGGTTTCTTGCTCGTCTTGAGACAGTTCGAGCCAATCCCATAGCTCTGAATCAATCCAAGATTCACCATAATAAGATGCCGGGAAGCCCTCAAAATCTTGAAACATAAATTCAGGGTCACGTTCATCAGAATGTAATGCGCGGCAGGCGTTGTAAAACTCTTCCGCGTTGTTGTATACGTCCAAGGCTAACCATTTGCCTACAATGCTGCCGGAATTGTATTTGTAGTAAGTGCCAACGTATACGCTTGGTGTGGTATGTGTAGCATTAGCCATATCAATAACTCCTGTTTATTGTTTGGTTAGCAGGCCGTGACGGTTGCAGCCGTCACGGCTTGCGCTAAATAAAATACTTGATGTTCATTTAATCGTTTAACCATTCTTCAAACGTCCGTAGCGGTGCGCCTCCGCGCGTTACGTCGCCGCCGCTGCCATCATCCGCACAGTAGAGGTAAGTCTCATACCTATCGCGTAGATTGCTAGGTGCGACTAGCGCCGCTTGGGATTGCATTAGGTTTGTTAGAATTTCATCGCTTTTTTTCGGTAGAGTCATATCTATTTCTCCTCTGCTTTTTTGATTAGCGTTTCAAAACGATTCTCTAAGCGGTTCACCCAATAGTCACTATCTTGCCGATGCGCTGATATTTCCAGGAGGTCGATGCAGTGTATAAATTTTTCGCTATCGGCTTTCCAATTGAGTGCGTTGTCTAATGTTGCTACAGCTGTAAATCTGTCTTGTATTGTGATATCATTGCGTTCGGCACCGATGTAAAATTCATCCGCTTCTTGTTTTTTGATTGTTTCCTCAATCGTCATTGGATAAGTTTTCATTTCCTTTTCTCCTGGTTAAAACGTCACTTCGGGTTGTACAATTTCGATCTTGTAATTGAGCGCTTGTATTGCCTTCAGCGTGTCACGGGTAAGCGTTTTGCTATTGGCAATTCTGGCGAATGCTTGCGCCTTCGCGCACGCCGGGTAATAAAGTTCATTCCCATAATGATTTTTAATTTCGATACTAATTTGCATAGTTCTGTTCCCTTTCTGCGTGTCTCAATTGTTGGGCTGGTAAGGAAGAGGTTTCTGTGAGACTGCGCGTCTCTCCACCTCTTCCTCTGCGGTCCCAGCGACCGGCAAAACCCATTGCGTGGCGTTTGTTTTGCGGCAACTACTCCGCTTCGTCATTGGCAAACGAATCCAACTAGCCCGACGTTGATCAGGCGCGTAAATCATGCGGCTAGCGCAATGTCAGCTGCCCGACCTTGCTCCGCTGCAGTGTCCAAAAACTTAGCGGCTTTCTGAGCGGCGGCAGCGGCTTTAAAAATCAGGTCCGGCTTTTCGCGTAGGCGCTGCATCCAGCCGTTTAAATACTTGGCGTGATCGTCGCGCGGCTCTGGGCAAATGCTTAAGCTACCGCAAAGCATGGCGGAACCTAACTCCGCAATGAGTTCCTCATAAGCATAATCTTTAGATCCGAATTTGTTTTTGAGGTTGCGATTTAGCCGCGAAGCATGGCCGGTTGCATGCGTCAATTCGTGCAGCAGTGTTGCGGCGTAGCCTTCGGGCGTTGTGAATTGCGCCGCTGTTGGCATGTTCACAAAATCGTGTTTTGAGCTGTAAAAGGCGCTAGACTTGTCCGCATTTTTGATCGTGATGCCGGTGGCGTTGGCGTAGCCGTCAACGGTATCAACTAGCGCTTTCGGATCACTATAAACCGGCGCACTCGGTAGGCCGTTGTCGCTTGTGTCTACATAGCCAGAAACTTGGTCCGCGTTAAAGACATGGTAGGCTCGCGCGAATGGTATTGTTTTACTTTCGCCTGTCTCTTTATCTTCAACGTCGATGTTCTTAAAGTAGACAACCTGAGTCCCTGTTTCATTGGCCTTTACGTTGTATTTTGACGGCGTGATTATGTTGCGCTGTTTTTTCTTTTTACCCGGCACGCTAACCCATTCATCGACCCCGCCTCCCATTTTAAACCATTGCTTGTATGTACACCATTGGTTGCTACCGTAGCCGTGGATGGCGCGTTCCATGCTTAATATGAGCCAGTTAATCCCAGCATATGGCTTGCCGGTAGACATAGAGGTAGGCTGTTGGTTAGCGGGTACGGCCCACGGTTTAAGCCAATCAGTGCCGTTGGTTTCCATCGCCGCAATTACTTTGTCGGCTACAGCTTTATGCAATTCTGCGTTTTTCATTTTGCTATTACCTTTCATTAGTCTGAAATCCACATGGCAATGATTGCCAGGGGAACCGTTGACGCTGCAGTGAGTAAGAAAAATATGAAGCCCGCGTCAGGCGTGGGGTAGGCCGGATCAAACATCCAATCCCAATGGTATGAATCGACAACCAGTAAGGCGATTGTGACGACCACTAGGCTGAAGAGTGTGTTGGCTATTATTCTCATTTTGAGTATTTCCCTTCGAGTTAGTTTCTTGGATTGTATATAAAGATATAGACATAACGTGTCAATACTATAATCAGGAATTATCTATT